ACCGGCACCGGCACGATCACGCTCGGCTCGGCGGCATCGGGCTATCAGTCGTTCGCGGCGGCGGGCGTGGTTGACGGCGATGTCGTTCGGTACGTCATCGAGGACGGCACCGCATGGGAAATCGGCCAGGGCACGTACACCGCGAGCGGCACGACGCTCTCCCGCACGGTTCTTGAAAGCAGCAACTCCGACAACCCGATCAGCCTGTCGGGCAGCGCCAGCGTGTTTATCTCGGCTGCGGCCGAGGATGTCGCAAAAATCCAGATCGACACCTACACGACCGCCGGATCGACGACGTGGACGAAGCCGTCGTGGGCGAAGTGGGTGAAGGTCATCGCGATTGGCGGCGGCGGCGGGGGTGGGTCTGGTGCGCGGTATGCGACGTCGTCGGCGCGCGGGGGCGGCGCAGGCGGCGGAAGCGGAGCTATTGTCGCTGTTCAATTCCCTGCGTCGTTTGTTTCCGCGACAGAAACTGTCGTTGTGGGGGCTGGAGGCTCTGGAGGCGCATCTCAGACAGCAGACACAACAAACGGTTCTAATGGCGCAGATGGGGAGCATTCGTCATTTGGATCTTTCATTTCTGCCGGGCTCGGGGCAAATGGCAACGGCGGAGCAAGCATTGGTACATCAAGCCAAGGGCCTTCGCGCGGCGCAACCTCAATGGATTCAGTTGTTGGAACCCAAGGAGGACCGGGAACCACAACTAATGGAGCTGCGGGATCCACCTCAAGTCTCGCATCGACATCAGGCGGCGGCGGCGGCGCCGGGGCGCCGGCCAGCGGCACGGCAACTCAGCCTGGAGGTGCTGGAGGTCTTATCCGCGCACCGACCACAGAAGCGTCTGGAACTGTTTACGCCGATATTTTGGGCGGCTCCGCTGGAACATCTGGTGGCGCAGGCGGCAATGGGGTTAATGCGGATTTTTGCGATCGCGAAATAGGCTCTGGCGGCGGAGGCGGCTCCTACGCCACCGGTCAAGCGACCGGCGCAGGCGGCAACGGCGCGCAGCCCGGCGGCGGCGGTGGCGGCGGCGCGGCATCCGACAACGGCTTCGCGTCCGGCGCGGGCGGAAACGGTGGCGACGGGTGGGTGAGGGTCATATCGTGGGCGTGAAGCAGTTCCTCCTCAATCCTGATGGATCTCTGCCCGCAGACGCCAACATCGAGGCGCTCAAGCGCGCGGGCATCCCGCTCGTGCTGCCGACGCCTCGCTGGCGTCCTGCGCCTGGAATGATGCTGGTCGAGGCCGCGCCCGAGATGCGCGACGGCGCGATGCGGCAGACATGGCGCGAGGCTCCGGCGCCGCCTCCTCCGCCCCCTGACGAACCCGCGAGCGAGTAATGCTCGGCTCTTCGCCGCTCGCTTCCGCGCCGCTCGGCGCGTCGGGCGGCGCGGCTCCGGCGGCTCCGGGGATACAGGGGCTGCTGTTTCTTTTCGGCAATCTCTATGGCGCTGCGGCTTCCGGCGACGCCACCGCCAACGGCACCACACTCACAGCCACCGCGTCGCTCATCGCGGGCGAGGCCAGCGGCGCCGTAAACGCCACCGCCAATGGCGCCACGCTGCCCGCCACAGCCTCGCTGGTGGCCGGTGCGGCGTCAGCGGCCAGTCAGGCCGCCGGAACCACGCTCACCGCGTCTGCGGGCTTTCTGGCTGGCACTGCTAGCGCAATCGCTCAGGCTGATGGCGCGACGCTCACGGCTGCCGCGAGCCTCACTGCCGGCAGTGCATCCGCCGACGGTCAGGCGAATGGCGTAACTCTCGCCGCGACCTCAAGCATTATTGCGGGCGAGGCATCAAGCGGCGAGCTGGTCAACGGCGTTACGCTCCCGGTCGTCGCGTCGTTCGTATCTGGCGCGGCGTCGGCGTCCGCAAGCACGGCCGGCGCAACGCTCACGGCGACCTCGTCGCTGTCTGCGGGCGAGGCAAGCGGGAACAACGAAGCTGCCGGCGCCACACTTACTGCGGCGGCATCGCTCTCGGCCGGGACAACAGCGGCGTCGTCGCAAGCGACCGGACAGACGCTTTCCGCTGCGGTAGCGCTTATCGCCGGCATCGGCGGTGCTTCGCAGACCGCGAGCGGAGCAACGCTCGCGGCAAGCGCAAGTTTGATCGCCGGTTCCGCATCGGCGTCTGTCGATGTCGGCGGCATCGCGCTTCTTACTGCGGCGAGCCTGATCGACGGCCAAGCATCAGCAAGCGCCACACGAAACGGCGCCACGCTGACGGTAATCAGCAACCTCCGCGCCGGCCAGGGCATCGCGGGTCAGTTCGACCCTGCCGCCAGCCGCACCGGAGGCTCGGTTGCCGTCGGCCGCATCGGCAGCAGCACCAGCGCGCCGCGCAGGCCGCTTTCCAGAGACGCGGGCCGCTTGGCTCGCAGCGCATAAGGAGACCTCAATGGCGAGCCTCATCTACACGTCCTTCTTCAACGACCTCGCAAAAGGCAACATCGACTGCGACACGGACACCTTCAAGGTGCTGCTCACGACGTCGTCCTACACCGAAAACAAGGACACGCACACGAAGCGCTCGGACGTCACGAACGAGGTCGCTGCCGGCGGCGGGTACACGACCGGCGGCAACACGATCACCGTGACGGTGTCGGCGGTCGACACCACGAACGACCGCCAGGAAATCGTGCTGGGCGGCACGTCGTGGTCGTCCTCGACGATCACCGCCCGCAAGGCGGTCGTCTACAAATCGCGCGGTGGCGCGTCGTCTGCGGACGAGCTGGTCGCCGTGATCGACTTCGGGTCCGACGTCTCCACGACCTCTGGCACGTTCACGCTGACCGCCAGCACCATCCGCATCCAGAACTGAGCGTCGCCATGACGATCCGCTGGCCCGACAAGGACAAGGACGAGACGATCCTCTACGGGATTGATTTTGCCGACCGGCTCGACGACGGCGTGACGCTGACCGGCGTCACGTGGTCGCACAACCCGGGCGGCATCTCGCACACGTCTGCCGGCGTCAGCGGGTCGGTGGCGAGCGTTCGCATCACCGGCGGCGCGACCGGCAAGGGCTATCATTTCGAGGCCGAGGCCACGACCAGCGACGGGCAGACGCTGGTCGAGCGCGCGGCATTTCACATCAGGGATCGATGACCGATGGCAGCAGAGATCCCGACGACCGAGCCGACCGAGATCATCGCGGGCGACACAGTCAAGTTCTCGATCTCGCTCGGCGACTACCTCGCATCGGACGGGTGGGTGCTTTCCTACTCGATCCGAAACGCCGCCGATCACTACGACGTCACCGGCACCGCATCCGGCGCGGATCATCTGATTGAGGTGCTGGCCGCCGATACCGCGACATGGGCGCCCGGCGAGTATCAGTACGCCGGGTATGTCGCACTCGGCGCGGAACGCTACACGGTGCGTCGCGGCACGCTGCGCGTGGTCGGCGATTTCGCCAACCTCGTGCCGCATGATTTTCGCACGCAGGCGCGCAAGGCGGTGGACGATCTCAAGGCCGCTCTCGCCACGTTCAAGGCCACCGCCGGCCGCGTGAAGCGCTACAGCATTGCCGGCCGCGACGTCGAGTTTGAGACCATCACCGAGATGATGAAGCTGCTTCAGTTTTGGCAGCGCGAGGTCGCCAACGAAGAGGCGGCGGACCGCATCAACAGCGGTCGGCCGTCGCCGCTCAATCTCCAAGTCCGGCTCTAAGGAGGCCACCGCATGGTCAGCCTCAACCCGCTTGCGTGGTTCAAGCGGGAACCCGCCCGCGCGCCTGCGCGTCGCTCGATGCCCGCAGGATACGCAGGCGCGGGCATCAACCGACTGACCGCCTCGCTTACGACATGGAGCGGAAGCGCGAATAACGACGCAGAGCAATCGCTTGCGATCCTGCGCTCGCGCGCGCGAGCGCTGGCCAACAACCACGAATACGGACGGCGCTTCTTGTCGCTCGTCGCCACGCACATCGTCGGCGCGGACGGCCCGACGCTACAGGTGCGCGCGCTCACGCAAAGCGGCGTCCTCGACAGCGCCGCCAACGGCATCATCGAAACCGCATGGTGGGCTTGGGGCAAGCGCGCCGACATCGCCGGCCGCTCGACGCTGCCACACATGATGCGGATCGTCGCCAAAGCTGTCGCGCGAGACGGCGAGGCACTGGTCAAGATCGTGCGCGGTCGCGATCTGCCGAACGGCATCGCGCTTCAGCTTCTGGAGGCCGACCGGCTCGACGAAGGGCTGAACCGGAAGCTGCCCGGCAACGCGGAAATCCGCATGGGCGTCGAGATGGACGGCCGTGGCCGTCCGATCGCTTACCACGTCAAGGTCGCGCATCCTGGCGAGACCTACGGCTCGACGCGCCCAATGGTCGAGCGCATCCCTGCGCGCGACATGCTGCACCTGTTCTTGCCGGAACGTGCAGAGCAGGTGCGCGGCGTAACGTGGATGCACGCCGTCCTCCTGCGCATGAACATGCTTCACTCCTACGAAGAGGCCGCAGTCGTCGCCGCGCGTGTCGGCGCGAGCAAGATGGGCTTCTTCAAGCGCGGCGCGGAAGATGCAGGCTACGCCGGTCAGGCGGTGTCGCAGCTGGCCGACCAGCAGATCGCCGGCGCGCTGAATATGCAGGTCGAGCCGGGCGAAATGCTTGAGCTTCCCGCCGGCTACGACTTCCAGAGCTTCGATCCCGACTATCCGCACCAGAACTTCGACAGCTTCATCAAGGCGTGCCTTCGCGGCATCGCCTCGGGCCTCGACATCGATTATCCGACCCTCGCGGGCGACCTCGAAGCCGTCAACTACAGCAGCATGCGCGCCGGCACGATCGAGACGCGCGACCAGTGGCAGATCCTTCAGTCGTGGTTTATCGATAGCTTCCTGATGCCGGTGTACCGCGAGTGGCTTGCCTCCGCACTTCTGCGCGGCGACATCCGTTTCACTCAGACCGGCCGCGCACTTCCGGCGGACAGGCTTGTCAAGTTCGCCGAGGCGTCAAGCTTCCTCGGCCGCCGCTGGCAATGGGTCGATCCGCTCAAGGATGCCCAGGCGGAGAAAGAGCTTCTCGCCGCCGGCCTCACATCGCGCAGCCGCATCGCAGCGAAGACCGGCCAGGACTTCGACGAGATCCTCGCGGAGCTTGCGAGCGAGGCCGAGAAGATGCGCGCCGCTGGCGTCGAGATCGAGCCGACGAATGGCGGCACGATGGTCGAGGCCGAAGGCCCCGAGGATGACGACGAAGACGACACCGAAACAGACAACGGAGGCCCGAACAATGGCCGGTAATTTCCAGCGCAACGCCACGTTCGACCGCGCGGCGGTCAACGAAGAGGCGCGCACCGTAGAAATCGCATTCTCGTCCGAGGAGCCCTATGAGCGGGTCTTCGGAACCGAGATCCTCGACCACGCCCCGACATCCGTGCGCCTCGGCAGGCTCAACGGTGGCGGCGCGTTGCTGCTCGACCACGACCCGCGTCAGCACATCGGCGTAGTCGAGCGGGCCTCCATCGACGGGGACAGGGTGGGGCGCGCTGCCGTGCGCTTCGGCCGCTCTGCCCGCGCCGAGGAGGCGTTTCGTGACGTGGTCGACGGCATCCGTCGTCACGTCAGCGTCGGCTACGCCATTCACAAGATGGAGCAGCGCGCGAAGGACGGCACCGTCCGCGTCATGGATTGGGAACCGCACGAGCTGTCGCTCGTCGCGATCCCGGCCGACGCATCGGTCGGCGTCGGTCGCGCTGCCGACGAACAGGAACCCGTGCTGTCCGCCACCGAGGAACCCCCGGCGAAACCGGAACCTCAGATCAAATCCGAAAGGGCTTTCAAGATGACCGACAACATCCCCTCGCCCGCCGACATCGAGTCGGCGCGCGTCCGCAGCATCCTCGACCTGAACGAGCAGTACACGAAGTACCTCGGGCCGCAGGATGCGGCGAACCACATCCGCAACGGCAAGAGCGTGGACGCCTTCCGCGAGCACATCATGTCGCAGATGGAGAGCCGCCACTCCGACACCTCCGCCATGCACGTGGGCATGACGAAGAAGGAGGCGCAGCGCTATTCCATCGGTCGAGCGCTCCAGGCCGTCGTTCTCGGCGACTGGTCGAAGGCCGGTTTTGAGCGCGAGTGCTCGCAGGCGATCGCGAAGATGATGGGTCGCGAGGCCGAAGGCTTCTACCTGCCGCTTGACGTCTTCCGCCGCGATTTCAACGTCGGCACGACCACCGAGGCCGGTAACCTCGTCCCGACCGACTTCCGCGGCGATCTCTACATCGACGCGCTGCGCAACTCGATGGTCATGGCTGGCCTCGGCGTGCGCATCCTGCCGGGCCTGTCGGGCAACGTCGACATCCCGCGCAAGGCGGTCGCCGGATCCTTGGCGATGCTGACCGAAATCGGAAGCGCCACCGAAACCAACCCTCAGACGGCGAAGCTCACGCTCCAGCCAAAGCGCATCGGTGCGTATGTCGAGGTGTCGAAACAGGCCATCATTCAGTCGGCGCTGGCGCTGGAGCCGATGATCCGTGACGACCTGCTGATGGGCGCGGCGGTCCTGCTGGAAAATCAGGCCATCAACGGAAACGGCACCTCGCCGAACATCCTCGGCCTGCGCAACACGACCTCGATCTCGACGGCGACCGCCGGCGCGAACGGGGCGACGGTGGCCTGGGGTCAGTTCGTCGATCTGGAGAGCGCGTGCGCGAACTCCAACGCCGAGCCCGATCGCCTCGCCGGCTACCTCACGAACACGAAGGTGCGCGGCCGTGCGAAACAGGTGCAGCGCGGCACGAACCTCGACTACATCTGGCAGCCCGGCCAGACGGCGGTGAACGGCTATCGCGTGGCCGTGACGAACAACGTGCCGTCGAACCTGACCAAGGGCACCTCGACCACCGTCTGCTCGATGACGGCCTTCTCCAGCGACTGGAGCATGGCGGTCCTCGGATTGTTCGGTGCGCCGGACGTGGTCGTCGATCCGTACACGAAGGCGGATCAGGGTCAGGTCAAGATCACGCTCAACCAGTTCGCGGATTTCGGCATCCGCCAGCCGGCAGCGTTCGCGGTCATGCTCGATCAACTGACCTGATCGAGAGAGGCGCGCGGGGTGCTATACTCCGCGCGCCTCAACTACACCGGAGCATTTATGGTCTGGCGTCCAGAAGACCCGCAGGGGGAAGAATCACAGAAGGTCCGCTTTGACGTGCTGCGCTATTGCAAGCGCGGCTTCGATATCGGCTGCGGGCCGCGCAAGGTTTGGCCGCACCTGATCGGCATCGACAGCGGGAAAGACACGCAGCTTTTCGGCATCCAGATGAAGCCGGACCTCATGGTGCCGAATGCGGCACGCATGACGATGTTCGCCGATGGGTGCGTCGATACGGTGTTTTCCAGCCACACGCTGGAGCACATCGAGGACTACCGCGCGGCGCTTAAGGAATGGTGGCGGCTGCTTTCCGTCGGCGGTCACCTCATTCTGTATCTGCCGCACCGCGATCTGTATCCTCGCATCGGCGAGCCGGGATCCAATCCGGACCACAAGCACGACTTCGCGCCCGAGGACATCGTTGCGGCGATGCGCGAGATCGCGCCAGACTGGTCGCTGCTCGTCAACGAGACCCGCGACCAGGGCACCGAATACAGCTTCCTTCAGGTGTTCCGCCGCGAGGCGGCCGGCAAGGGGCAGCGCGACGCCGCGAGCGAGCCGCGGCATCCGAAGCGCGTTGGTTTCGTGCGCGTCGGCGGCCACGGCGACGCGCTCTGGGCGGCATCGCCGATCGCGCATTACAAGGAGCAGGGCTGGCACACGACGGTCTATGTCGCATCGGCCGGCGCAAAGATCCTGCGCCACGATCCGAACATCGACGACCTCGTCGAGCTACCCGACAACGTCCTGTCGCACGAAGAGCTGCTCGCATGCTGGGCGCACCTCGCGCGCCATCACGACAAATGGATCAACCTCGTCGGCAGCGTCGAGAACCGCTTGCTCGCGCACCGCGAAAGCAACGAGTTCTATCTGCCGCACGCGCTGCGCCACGAGCTGATGGACGCGAACTATCTCGAGATGGTCCACCGCTACGCCGACATCCCGCCGGGTGATTGGCGGCAGCGCTTCTATCCCACCGACGAAGAGCGCGAATGGGCGCGGCGCATGCGCCTGCTTCTCGACGGCCCTGTCGTGGTCATCAACCCGGCGGGCAGCGGGCCGGTCAAATACTGGCCGCACACGCAACGACTGATGGAGCTTCTCGCGGCGCGCGGCGTCTATTCGCTGGCACTCGGCGACATCCGCGACGACAAGGTGATCGGCGTCGAGCCCTACGGCATTTTCGTGGGCATGGAGTGGCCGGTCAGGCATGCCCTGGCGTATGCCCTCCAGGCTGACGCCGTGGTTGCAACCGAAAGCCTGATCGCGAATGCGGTGGCATTTGAGCCGATGCTGAAAGTGATCACGCTGTCGCACTCGTCGGTCGAGAACCTCACGAAGCACTGGA